CCTCCTTGTTCAGACTCTCCAACATCCCGTACATCTGGTCGTATCGGTTCCTCGGAGGTGCTGTCGGACTCCTCATGTTGGTCTGCATCAAGGGCATAATCAGTATCCTTATACTCAGCTACCAAGTCCCATGCTTCTCGGTATTTCTGCTTCATGTTGGTTGTAGTTACTTTATACTTACGATACAAGAGCATCAGCCCAACTGCCTTCTTGTGCGTCTTGATATGCTCCATGAACTCTTCAAAGTCTGGTCTAGCCATTCCTGTTCCTTTCTAAAAACCTGGACTTGTACTAGTTACATAAACATGCTTTCCCGTCTCATAATGCAACTGTCTGGTCAAGTATCCCCAGCATTCTTCACATAAATCCCATTTTCTAAACTTGCCTGGCTTGTCAGCTATTATAGAACCAGAACAGCTCCCTCTAATAACTTCACCACATTTATCACACTCATAACATTTCATCCTGTTCCTTTCTAAGGTAAACTTCCTGTAGTTTTACCCCCCGCTGCTGTCTGCTGTGCTACCTGATTATTAAAGTTACTTCCTTCATCACCCCCTCCTGCTGTAGAACCACTCTGTCCTGATACGGAACCTTGCTCAGGTGTATAAGGATTCATTCCAGGATTCATGGGTGTCTGGGACATATACCAATCGTCAAGGTTGTTGATTCCTAAGTACCTCGCCATCTCTTTAGCTAGCTCAGGTACATTAAGAACTGTCCCCTGCTGTGCTGCTATCTGAGCAGTAGGCAGGATGTAACCTTGTACGAACTGCATTAGTCTCTGATACCTCATCTCAGGGTTCATCTTCATCATTGAGTAAGGTTGTATATCAAAGGTGTAGTCAAAGAAATCACCTTCCTTGGCTGACTCACTGTACTCTACCTTGAGGTCAACACCAGCTACTCTCTTGATAAGAGGGACTGTAATAAGCGGGTCTGACCATAGGAACCAAGCTAACTTCTTAGTTACTGACCTTGTGAGCTGATACATCTGATTAACCATGTCATCAAGCTCTCTGCCAGCATTAGCTTGCATCATCTGTTCCTGTCCTAAAGTAGGAGCGTCAAGCTTACGCCCTCCCATAACATCCAGATTAGGACCAGTTTGAGACCATTGGTGTAGTAAGAATTGAACAAAGGGAAAACTCTGTTCATTGAAACCACCATAAGTAAGCTCCCTAATAGAATTAACATCCTCAACTCCAACCAGGTTGCCAGAGGACGTATTCTTAATCCTAGCAGCATCATCAGCATTACTAGTATTATAAAGACCAACGGTTTTTTGTCTATCTGTATCATCTCGCATCTTCGTTACAATAACATTGATTGCTTTGTTAAGGTCCATCCAAGTATAGACAGGAGGAATAGGAATAACAGAATCAGGAAAATATTTATACGCCAGGACATCAAAGGGTCCCTCCTCAGGACCATCCCATTCTACGGTCCTCATTATCTTATTTCCATACCCTTCCCTGGGTATAGTAATCATTATGTTCTGGTGTGGTATCCACAAATCACAGAGTTCCACCGTTGGAAAGATTTCTGTCTGAAAGTTTCCAACAGCATCCGACTTGGCAATAGACTCAGGCTTGGTGCTATCCCCATATCTTTCCAAGTCAGGGGTAATCTTGTCATAGTTTTTGTAGAGTCCTGAGGTCTTGACATATTCTTCTGGGAGTCTATACCAATGTCCTTCAATTTTCATCTCCTGTCGGTTACGAGCAGCCACATCCCCAATATAATCGTCAAAGTCAATCCTATCACAATACGGTTGTCCGACATCATGTAGGTATCCTCCAATTTCAACTTCATGGGAGTGCATTGTACCTGTCTTAGTGATGCCCATAGAGAACAACGAATCAACAACTAAGGGCCTCAGTGTGTATTCAGCAAGTCGTATCTCCTCAAATAGATGTGCAAGAGCTAACTCAAGCGTCCTAGAGAAAGCCTTGACTGCTGGGCTGTTGGTTCCAGCTCTGGGCATGATGTTAGCCCTTGGGTTCTGGGATACAAGCAAGGGAGCTATAATACTTACTCCCCGGTCAATTAAATTTATAGGCTGTGGTGTCTCAGCAAAACTGTACAGAGACTTGTTATGATTAGAGTACCATCCATTAGAGAGATGTGAGAGCATCTGCTTCCTACGTCTTCGCATACCCTCAGTATATTTCTCCCAAGCATTTACAGCTTCCTGCATCCGCTGAGGAAATAAATTCTTCTTTATGAATGGTGATTTCTTTTTATCTATAACAGCCACTTACTGCCCCCTCTGTCTTTATTTAGATGCTCACTGTGCATTAGTCTCCTATGTGCCATTGAGCCTTCGTAAATTTTAGCCTTCTCTTTCACCGCTGCCTTACGCTGTTCAGACTGACATAGTACAAACATACCATCAGGTATCACCCTATCACCATGTGCAGCCCTTGCCCCTGAAGTATCGTCCATACAAGTAGAAAGGCCAATATCACCGTTTTCGTAAAAGAGATAATCCTCGTACTCAGTGAGGGATGCTTCTTCGTGGACAATGAGTTTTCTACCAACACTATTTGGGTTAATTCCAGCAGCAAGAGCAATCCTAAGCTCAAGAAGTAAATCATACTTGGACTCACGATTGCTATACCAACCTCGCTTCTGTCCACGGTTTCTTGAAACGGAACGCTCCTGACGATGGAAGTAAACAAAGCTATATCCATGATACTTTACCCTTTTATCAAAAGAACCCCCAGGTCCATTAGCTTCCCATACTAGGTATGGTCTCTTAGAGGAACCACCTATCCAATGACATATCGCTATAACCTGGTCTGCAAAAGACTCAGGAGGTAAATCAGGGGATACAAAGGTCCCCACTTTTTCATAAGTGTTTACATCGTAGATAGAGGCAACCGAATTAGATGCCCCAACTCCCAACGAGATGTCACAGGCCACCACATAGTTGTGTTCCTGTATGGGTCTATTTTTAGGTAGCTTACCCCACCATCGGAGTCTATTCCTACCAGCCTTGGGTACGAACTTAATGTTCGTAAGACCAGAGCCTTCTCTATATCCTCCGTATTGGATAAGGTCATATTCTACTTCTCCTGTGTAATCTGGTTCTCTTATATCACTTTGTCTTATTCGCTGTAAGGTCTCAGGGTCAAAGAACATATCACCCGCACCTACTGGGTTCATATCCAGATTTTGTGCAATGTCCCGGTCATCTCTTCTATCACACTCATGGTCATACCAAGGAGCCCGGAACAGGTTCTCACCATCAGCCTTGAAAGTTATGTCTGCTGCAGGATACTTAACAATCAGGTCCTTCTCTACTTCTGACTGTATAAACTCTGTCTTCCCTTCCTCAAAGACGAAGGGATACTTCTCATGGTAATAATTGTCGAGAAGCTTTATTTTATTTAGGTCTGGGCTCTTGTACAGCCCTGAGTTCTTATCTGGGTTATCATACCACGGTAAGGATATTACAGGAACCTTACGGCTATATAGTAACTTAGCAAAAGGATGGCCACGACCATAGAAGTGGGTGGAATTATAGATGTTGCATGGACTAACGTCGGAAACAGTTTCACGGATGGCCTGTGCAGTACTATGGTCAACACGCCCAAACTCATCCAACATAATAGCCAAGGCCCGACCACCAGCACCCAGGTTAGGATTAGTCGATTCCCCAGCGATAGTTGAGCCATTGTTAGGGTTCTCCCAATGAAGGTGAGTCTTTATTGCATTATGGACTTTAAGCCAATCAGGGAGAGCATTATTAAGATAGATAAACCTATAGAACAGACAATCCCTATTTCCAGCTTTATCCACAAGGTCTTCTTTTCGGCTAGCCACAAGGAAGATGCTATCAGGCACCAGCAACCAGTAAAGAAAAAACATTGAAGTAACAATCCAAGTGGCACCTTCATCACGGGATTTATTAATAAGAAGGTCATGTCCATTATCTATTGCTTCCTTAATAGCTAGTATTGCTTTAACCTGAGCTGGTCTGAGTATAAAGGGTAAGTTTCTTTTGCCAGCCTCAAGCCTTGGGTTGAACGTCCAGCTAAGTGCGTCAAAAAAAATAGGGGGGTACTCAATACAAGCCAAGAGAAATTGCTTTCTCTTGTCTCTGTCCTCAGCCAATTCCTTGACTAATCGTTCCCTATACTTAAGATTACCCACCAAATCTTTTGGGATGTCTTTCCAAAACTTCACTAACCAAGACTTATGTCCTTGGGGATTTGGGTTATAATTAACCATTAGTCCAGGGCCTTATGTATTCTATCATTTTTAGCATAATACTTATATCTTCCTTCAAAGCTCCTAAAGAAGTATTACACCTATTACACAAAACACCTCTTACTTCCCCTGTTGTGTGGTCATGGTCAACATCTAATTCTCTTCCGGCCTTATTCTTAGTACTGCCACAGATAGCACACCCTCCTCCTT